GGGCATTGGCCTTGATGCAGAAAAACACGTCGCGCGGCAGCAAAAAAAAGGCTATGCCGGGGGGCTGATGCTTGAGGCTCCAGTCGGTGCATTTCGCAATCAGGAAGAGGCGAAAGAATTTCTAAAGCACTTCAAAGCCAATCACGAAGGAGCAGACAACGCAGGCACGATTGGCCTGTTGCGTGAGGGCATTAAAGCCAACGTGATGGCAATGAACAACAGTGACGCTCAGTTTATTGAGCAGCGCAAATTCAATCGCGAAGACGCTGCCCTGTGGTTTGTGATGCAGTCGATTCTTGGGGACTCCTCGGGCAACTCATACGCATCGCTGGAACAAAAAAATCTGGCTCAGCGAATGGAATGTCTGGCCCCTTGGTCGACGAAAATTGAGGAAGAGTCAGACATGAAACTGCTGACAGCTTCCGAACGCAATCGCGGGTACTATCACAAGTTTAACGACGGGGCATTGTTGCGAACTGAAAAGAAAGCCACGATGGAATTCGTGTCAGCCGGTATTGCGGCTCGGGTACTGTCACCAAACGAAGGCCGCGAATACTTTGACCTCAATCCGTACGAGGGTGGCGACAAATACGAAAACCCGAACACGATCGCACGGGGATCTCAGAAGCCAGCCAAGGAAACAAAAAACGACTCGCCAGATGAGGATGATGAGGACGACGATTCATCAGACGAAAATGTCGCTATTCGGTCACGCATTCACCACATGATTGACGTGGAATGCAAAAGAATCATCGAATCAGCGGCCAAGGCGTCGTCGGATGGCTTTAACTTCGTCTCATGGGTTGACAACTTTTACGAGAAGAACTGGTCGCCAAAATTGGCGTCAGTCTTTACTGAACTCGGCTTGGAAGATTCGCGAGCGATCGCATGGTGTGAGGAATCGAAGCAGCGATTGCTGAATTGTTGCGACTATTCGACTGTGGAAACACTGCCGGAAAACGTCGCAAAATGCGTATTTTCTTGGAAAATCAGAGAATATTGAAAGGAAACGCCATGAGCTTTTCATATGACGTGAAGAAGTCAGAAATCTATATCTATGACGTGCTTGGCGACCCGGAATGGGGCATGATCGGCTCGATGCAGGTCATTGACGCACTCAAGAAGATGGACGGCAAAAGGGTTACGGTTCGCATCAACACCCCTGGCGGAAGTGTCGACGAAGGAATTGCGATGTTCAACGCAATGAAGCGTCATAACGGCGGCGTTGACACCGTAGTTGACGGCATTGCGGCGTCAATGGGATCCTATTTGATGCTGGCTGGCATTAAACGCACGGCAACAAAAAACGCGATGGTGATGATTCATAACCCGTGGTCAATTGCGATGGGTGACGCGAATCAGTTCCGCAAAGAGGCCGACATTCTCGACAAGTATTCCGAACGAATTATGCCGGACTACTCGGCAGCCACAGGTAAGACGGCAGAGGAACTAAAGCCGTTGCTGGATGCTGAGACGTGGTATGTTGGGCAGGAGATTGTCGATAATGGTTTTGCTCAGTCACTGGATGACATCGACGGGCCGGAGGCGACGACGAAAGGGTTAAAGACGATTGCAGCCAAGAGCATTGCAGCAGGCCACGCGCCGAAAGCATTGTTTGAAAGGCGGACAAGAGCAATCAGCCAGTCGATTGATACACGGCCGAAGTTGACGGCGGCGAAGGTGGCGTTGATGCAGTTGCAGGCGGAAGGGTAAGTGATTCAAAATGGGTGAGAACTTAACGCATGACTTTACGCCGCAATGCCATCATCTGCGATGGCTGACCGAGCATCTTGACGGGTGGCAGTTTGGTGAGCAGGGATTGATTGACACGCTATTGAGGACGCTTAAGCTGACTCATGGCCTGTGCATCGAATTTGGGGCGGGTGACGGTGATGATCTTCCGGTCACGATCGACCATGCGTGTCAATTCCATCAATCACAGTGCATTCTTGTTGAGATAGACGACGAAAAGCGGAAGTCGCTGAGCAAGATTTATCCAGATGCAACGGTATGCAAAACACTGGACTGGAACAACAAGTACTTGGATGAGGTCAACGTTGTCGTCATCGACATCGACGGTCAAGACTCAGTCGTCATGCGTGAAATGTTCGAGGCAGGCGTGCGTCCGACTCTGGTTGTTGTCGAGCACATGGACCGGCACTTTCCTATCGGCACGTCAATTCCTGACACGATTCCTCAATGGATGCTCGGTTTGAAACTGAAAAGCGGCCACGCAATTCAGGATACTGCTGAGACATTGCACGCGATCGCGGCTCAGAACGGATATGAGCGGATTGGATTCAACCGATGCAATAGCTTCTTTGTGGTCAAAGAGCGGTACACGGATTTGTTCAGGTAATTTTCGAAAGCTACTGACAGGGTGAGGATGTGGCAAAAAAGAAGGAAGATGTACGGAAAAAACAACAGGCAAAACATGAAAGAAAAACCCCACGTGCTGTGATTAAGCTAGGTTCGCAAGTAGCGATGGGTGTTTCGCTACAGACGAAAGCGACGTTCGCGACGATTAAAACCAGCACGGTGGAACTAAGTGTTGAAAACGTCCATAACGGAGATGGAAGGCCCGCCGAATGGGAAAGAACGTTCCCGTTCCGCAAAGGATATAACAAAGTCGCGCCGTACGAACTTCTTGTGAACGTTCGTGCGGTCCTCCCAAATTGGGACGGTAAAAACTGGTGTGCTTTACGGCATCTGCTTGAGTTGGGAGGTGTTGATTACAGGCAAGTTCGCGAATGGTCACTGTGGGATGTTTGCATGCGATTGCAACTGAATCCACCGTACCGCCAGACGTGTAACATGGTCGAACTATCAGACCTTGCAGCAGATCGCAGAAAGCGAATGAAAAATATCGAGCAACAAAAGAGATTGTCTCAGAAGCCCGATAAATAATTCGCGAACTACCATTGACGAAACAAAGTTCGCACGTTAGCGTTTGCATTGCACGCGGGAGAAAGACCCGCAAACAATTTAAACCGATTGAGTAACCGCCAGTTCTCTTTAGCAGTGCGGCCTTTTCAATTTGGAAACTACCCAGTTTTCAGTTGCAGGCCATACTGCTAAATTCGTTTTGTGGTTGGTCTGCCTAACTAAGCAGGAACCAATCATGAAGACATCAAGTCAGCTCCGCGAAATGAAAGCGGAACTTCAGGAAGAACTGGACGCAATCGTCGCCGTCTCGGAACGCGAAGACCGAGACCTGTCCGACGAAGAGGCGGCCCGTTGCAGTGAGATCACGGAAAAGCTGATTCCGGTGCTCAACAAGCAAATGAAAACCGCATTTGCAATTGAGAAAGAGCGCAACACCCGCATGGAAAGCCGCGCGGTTGAAGCGATCGAAAGCACCCGCAACGAATCTGGCCGAGTCGATGCGTCGGCTGACAAGAATGCCCCTCGCTTTGGCGCAATCAAAATTCCAGCCAAGGCCAAGCAGCATGGCCCATTGAATGCGTTCAAAGGTCCGGACGCAGAGAAAAACGCCTACGTCTCTGGCCAAGTCATTCTCGCCGGGCTGTACGGCAACGAATCGGCCGCCCGTTTCTGTGCTCAGCACGGACTGCAGGTCAATGGACTGATGGGTACGAGCGAAAACAGCAAGGGCGGTTTCATCGTTCCTGATGAAATGAGCCAGTCGCTGATCCGTCTTCGCGAAGAGCGCGGCGTGTTCCCTCAGTTTGCCAATCGCGTGCCGATGGGTGCCGACATCATCCGCATTCCTCGCCTGCTTGCCGATGTCGCGGCATATTGGGCCGGTGAAGGTGCGACAATCACAGCATCTGACGCAACGCTCGGAGCCGCTGAGTTGATGGCTCGCAAGCTCACCGCGTTGACAACCGTTTCCAGCGAACTGGACGAGGACGCCGTTATCGAAATCGGCGACATGATCACTCAGTCAATGGCGTACGCTATGGCTGACAAGATTGACGAAGCCGGTTTCAACGGTGACGGCACATCAGCTTACGGCGGCAACGTCGGGCTGAAGAACGCACTGGCATCCGGTGCGATTCACGATGCTCTGGCCGGAAACGTCGGAGCATCCACACTGGATCTGGAAGACTTCGAAGCAGTGCTTGGCAAGTATCCGCAGTATCCGGGCGCTTCTCCTCGCTGGTTCATGAACTCCGCTGTCTACTACGCATCAGCATTCAACCTGATGAACGCAGCAGGCGGAAACACTAACGTGACGCTGGCAAACGGTGTCACGTCGCCGATGTTCCTTGGTTTTCCTGTGACGTTTGCGCAGGTGCTGCCATCAACGACCGGAACGTCTATCAACACGATTCTGGCCTACTTCGGCGACCTGCGTCTGGGTGCCGCGTACGGCGTTCGTCGGTCGGTACGCACGGAAGTCACGATGGATCGATACTTCGAAGACGATCTGATCGGCATCAAGACAACCGAGCGAATCGCCATCAACGTTCACGAGCGTGGCGACACGATCCGCAACCGTCCGATTCTCGCTCTGCGAACACCAGGCGCGTAGTAAGCCACTGACTCACCCCGGTGGGTTTCGCGGGGGCTGGTTCGCTGGCCCCCGCTTCTCAAATCAATCTCTTTGGAGTTCTCGATATGAAATTTGCACAGCTTGGAACAGACAGCGTTTTGCTCGCTCCGATCACGGCAGCGACAACCGCACGCACGGCAAATCTCGATTGTGCCGGTGCCAACTACGCGAAGATCACTATTCCGCTGAGTGCCGAGGTTAACACCAACAGCACCAACGTGGTGATCCAGCTCAGCGAAAGTGATGACACGGTTGTCACTAACTTTGCGACGTTCAACGCAAGTTTCAATCGCACTGTGGACAACGCCGCAGCGACGATTGCCACGAACCTGATCGATCTGGATGGCCGCAAGCGATATCTGCGACTGGCTATAACCCCGGACACGACAACCAACGGAGCGGTGAGCAGTGCTGCGGTCGCAACACTCTTCCGCGATGTGATTTCTGAGTCAACGACAATGCTGGGACCAGATACGGTCATCGGCTAATTTTTCGACCTTGGGTGAGAGGTAAAAAATGGGAACTGGAAGAGACGCGAAAGTGTCTGCTGTGATGACGTGCGGACGGTATGAAGCCGTGTACGCACGAAGCATGATCGAGGCTGCTTTGCGTGAGGTCGGAATCGGCCTCATGTACAGCCAAGGCGTGTTCTATGGCCAGTGTATGCAACGGATGCTGATGGACGTGGTTGACATCGGGGCGGACATTGTTCTGACGATCGACGGCGATTCAATTTTCAAGGCCGAGCATGTTCACAGGCTGCTTGGTTTAATTGTCAACGATCCTGAAATTGATGCTTTGGCATCGTTGCAATTGCGACGCGGCAAGGCAGATGTGCTCGGGTTTCACGAGAGCAAGACAGAAATCGAATGGCATGGAAAGCCAGTCGAAGTCACGTCAGCCCATTTTGGATTGACGGCACTTCGTGTTGATAAGCTGAAGAACGTCAAAAAGCCTTGGTTCTATTCTCAGCCTGACGAAAGCGGCGAATGGGAAGACGGCCGAATTGATGATGATATCTGGTTCTGGAAGCAGTGGCGAGAGGCAGGCAACACTTTATTTCTCGATGCCGGTTGCCGCATCGGGCATTTGGAAGAAATGGTTGCAGTGTTTAGTGACGACCTGACTCCGATGCACATTTATCCGGGAGACTACAAGTGATCATTCAGTTCCGGAGAATGTGGAAAACGTTTAAGCCTGGGCAACAGTCATCCGCAATTCCGGATGGTGTCGCCAATGCGTTGATCAGGGTGGGAAAAGCGGTTCAGGTTGGAGATGTGAAACATGATGGCTCAACAATCACGATTCACAACGCAAACCAGCAAGCCGACAGTGGTGACAGGTCCAGCGTCCGAGCCAGTGACGCTAGCCGAAGCGAAGCGGCAACTGTTTCTGCCGGAGTCGGACACAAGCAACGATCAAGAACTGGTCAGCCGAATTCAAGCCGCCCGTGAGCAGTGGGAACACGACACGGACACCTATCTGCTGACGCAAACGCTGGCCGTCACTGCTGATGCGTTTGCTGGGCGAGAAATCATTCTCCCCGGCAGGCCAATTCAATCAGTCAGTTTCGTCAAATACTATGACGACACGGACACGTTGCAAACGCTGTCGACGAGCCTTTACACGGTCGACTTCAAAGAGCGGGCAGTGCGGCTGAAGTGGAACGTCACCTGGCCGACGACAGAAATCCGCTGGGATGCTGTGCAGGTTCAGTTTGTGGCGGGTAACACTAGTCTGTCGGCCGTTCCTGCGATTGCAAAGCAGGCGATGCTGTTGCTGATTACCTACTATCACTTTGGCAATCGCGGCGACAACGATCGGCCAAACGACATGCGGGCGTATGAGGCACTCGTGCGGCGTTTTATGCGGAGCACGTACCCATGAGAGGATACCGCCTGCCAAAGTTTCACGTAGGCGAAATGCGAAGCCGCATCACGGTTAAGACCGAGACAACGACGCAGGACGATGCTGGTCAGCCTGTCGTTACGCTGTCAACGTGGTTGACGGATGAGCCAGCAAAGTTTGAGCCGACCAACGGCGGTGAAGGTGCTCGCGGCCGTCAAGTCGAAGCAGGTATCGCAGCAGTCTTTACCGTGCATTACCGCGCGGGCTACACGCCACGAATGGCAGTCGTTTGCAATGGCCAGACCTACGGGGTCGTTTACGTCAATCCTGTCGACGGAATGAACGTGTTTCGCGAACTGCATTGTAAGGCGGTGGTGCTCTGATGGCTGCACGAACAAGCGTAGGCTTTTCAATGGCGGGTGCCGACAAGCTGGTCAAGCAGCTTGAGGCATTGGCTATTGAGGTACGCGAAAAGGTCGGGCAGCAGGCACTGACGGCTGGCATGGTGCCAGTTCAAGCCGCCGTGCGGTCGAATGCACCAGAAAGCAGTGCCACAAGATCACGCGAAAAACAGTCAAGCAAAACCAAGAAAAAGTGGTCTGGATCGAAAAAATTGAAGGACACGATTCGGTCAGTCGTTCGCACTCGCAGGAAGGCCGGAATCACCGCAGGTATGGTCGGGCTGGTTGGTCCGTCCTATTCTGACGGAGGCGGGCATGGCAACCTGTTTTCGAAAGATCACAAGCGGAAAGTGTTGTGGGGTCGCGACGGCGGGTCAACTCGCAGCGTCAATCAGTTCGTAAAGCGAGCTGCTGATGAGTCAAAGGGCCAGGCAGAATCGGCCGTTGTCGGAGCGTTGAAAACAGGAATTAACGAAGCCGCAGCGAGGTCAACCAATGGCTGATCTCGGCGAAGCGGTTCGTGGTTTCCTCGTAGCAAACGCTGGCGTTCTGGCGCTGACATCCACGCGAATCTATCCAGACGTTTTGCCGCAGGCGTATTCAGTATCGACCGGCGGAGCGTTGACCTACACGATCATCAGCACAACGCACGATCACATGATAAACGGACTGGCCGGAATCGCTCGCAGTCGAGTTGAGTTTGCTGCGTTTGCTGGAACTCGCGCGGCAGCAAATGCGATTGCAGAAGCAGTGCGAGCGTCTGGGCTTGTCGGCACAACGGGATTGGTGGGTGGAGTGTTTTTTGATTCGGTGATGATTACTGACGGCGTCCAGACGCTTGACGAGCGACCAACAGACGGCAGTCAGCAACATCGATATATCACAGTTTTTGATTACATGATTGCATACCAGGAGACTCGATAATGTCATTCCGATTCCGCACAGGAAACTCAGCCACCCTGACCCTCGCAGGCACTCTTACAACAGGCGTGCATACCGCATGGGTCGGCAACATCAAATCAATTGACCCCGGCGAATGGACGCTCGGAGAACGCCCCGTCGATTTGCTGGCCGACACTGGATTTATGCGAGTTGCTCCGCAGGACTTGGCAACACCAAACGAA